GGTCCTCAAGCACGAGGGCGGCTACGTCAACAACCCCAAAGACCCCGGCGGGATGACCAACCTTGGCGTGACCAAGCGGGTCTGGGAAGAGTACGTCGGCCATGAGGTTGATGAGGCCATTATGCGCGGCCTGACGCCTGACATGGTTCAGCCCCTCTACAAGAAGAACTACTGGGACAAGATCAAGGGTGACGAGCTTCCAGCCGGTCTGGACTACGCGGCCTACGATCTTGCCGTGAACTCCGGCACCGGCCGAGCCGCCAAATACCTGCAGCAGATCGCTGGCGTGCCCGCTGACGGGGTCATTGGCCCCAAGTCTCTGGAGGCCATCAAGGCTTGCAACGCCGAAGAATCGGTCGATGTCCTGTGTGACATGCGTCTGGATTTCCTCAAGCGTCTCCCGACTTGGGAAACCTTCGGCAAGGGCTGGGGGCGCCGCGTTGAGGAAGTCGAGACCAAGGCAACCGAGATGGCGAAGAACGATTGATGGTGCTAGAGTAAGGCAGGCTTACGGGAAGAGCAGCAATGGCTGAGACGATGACCTTTGCCTCCCTCAAGGAGGACTTACGCAGATATCTGGAACGTGGCTTCACATTGGCCACCGACCAGATCGTCTATGAGCAATTGCCTCGGCTGATTAACCTCGCCGAGCGCCGCATTGCGCGTGAGCTGAAGGTTGAAGGCCTCATCAATGTGATCACAAGCACGATGCAGCCGGGCCTTGCCGTGTACCCCAAGCCAGACCGCTGGCGCTCGACGGTGTCGTTCAACTACGGCATTGATGGCGTATACCAGCAGCTCTTCGCCCGCTCTTACGAGTATGTGCGTGAGTACTGGCCCGATCGTACACAGACAGGCGTGCCCCTGTTCTACGCCGAATATGACTACAACAATTGGATCGTGTCCCCGACGCCTGACGCGGCGTACCCCTTTGAGGTTCTGGTCTACCAGCTCCTCCCGCTGCTCGACGACACGAACCAGACAAACTGGCTGACCGACTACGCACCGCAGGTTCTTCTCTATGGCGCCCTGCTTGAGGCGACACCGTTCCTGAAGAACGACGAGCGCATTCAGGTTTGGCAATCCATGTATGACCGCGCCGCACAGGCGCTCAACGGCGAAGACCTGTCGAAGATCCTCGACCGCTCCGCACGCCGCACGGAGGTCTAAATGACAATGTATACAGAAGTCTTCGGCGGCACGAACATCTACCCGTCAGATGTTTCATATCTTGCGTTCAACCTGACCACGACGAATGTTGTGCTGGCATGGCCGCTTGAGACCAATTCAAACACCGATGCCTACGACTACGTTGCTGCTCGCATCATGAACGTGACAAGCTCGGGCACGAGCCGCAAGGTGTTCCTGCCAGCTGCCAATCAGGCATCGGTGGGCGAGTGCTTCTTGTTCAACAACACGGGCAACACGAACTTCACAGTCGTGGGGAGCACAGGCACAACGATCTGCAATGTTGGCGCTGGCCAGCTTTGGCAGGTCTACATGACCTCCAATGCCGATGCGGCAGGCGTTTGGTCTTCGTATCAGTTTGGCTCTACGACCTCGACCGCCAATGCGGGCGCCCTTGCCGGTGCTGGTCTGAAGGCAATCACGAGCACGCTCAATCAGGCGCTGACTGTCACCACGCTCAACACGGCATACACGATTGGTTCCAACGACCGCGCTGTGTTCTTCAACTGGACGGGCGCCAGCGGTACGGTTTCTCTGACTACGGCGGTCACGCTTGGGTCTGATTGGTTCTGCTACATTCGCAACAGCGGATCCAGCAACATCACGATCGACCCATACAGCGCCGAGCTCATCAATGGTGCAGCAACGCTTACTGTGCAGCCCGGCAATTCATGCCTGCTGATCTGCGATGGTACTGGTTTCTACACCTTGGGCCTGTCTCAGACGGCATCATCATCGTTTGATTATCTGTCAATCGACGTGTCCGGAACCGGCAACTACACGCTCTCGACGTTTGAGCTGAACCGCGTTGCCTACAGGCTCTTCGGCACGATCACAGGCAATCGTAACATCATCGTTCCTACAACCGTGCAGCAGTATTGGATCACCAATGCTACGACCGGCGCCTTTAACCTGACGGTGAAAACCAGCGCAGGCACTGGCATCATTGTGCCAACCGGCGAGGCACAGATCCTCTACTGCAACGGCACCAATGTTGTGCAGGGTCAAACAAGCGCTGGCATTGCAACGCCGGTTGCAATTACAGATGGCGGCACAGGCGCCACAACTGCTTCAGGCGCCCGCGTCAATCTTGGTGGCACATCAACTGGTGTCGCTCTCTTTACGGCTGCAGACGCGGCCGCAGGGCGAACTGCAATCGGCGCTATTGGCACTGACGAGGCGGCCGCCATCGCAATCATCTACGCAGTGGCGCTCGGCTGATGGCTCCTTACATCATCAAATCTCTCCCCGGCATCAAACGCGACGGTACGCGCTTTGAGAACGGTTTTTATGTCGATGGCCAGTGGGTAAGGTTTCAGCGTGGCTTGCCGCGCAAGATGTGGGGCTACCGCCGCATAAGCGATGCAGTGCCTGAAGTGTGTCGCGGCCTGAATGGTTACAACCAAGACGGCACGCTGCATCTCATGACGGGCAGCCAGAGTTATTTGACGCAGTTCGAGATCAACACGAACGGCCTCGTCACTTCGCAATATAACCGCACGCCCGCTGGCTTTACAGCCAATGCCAATAACCTATGGACGTTTGACGTAACATTTGATTCCGTAGGCGTTGCTCCCGGCAGTTATATTTTTGCTCATCCCGGCAAGAACCTGAACCAGATTGACAGCACAGCAACGTCCTCACTGTATTGGGGTCTCGTCAATGGCACAGGTGCTTTGGTTTCCAATACTGCGCCTGCGGTTTCCGGCGGCGTAGTCAGCCTGTATCCTTATATCTTCGTCTACGGCTCAGATGGGTATGTGGCTTGGAATGTGCCCAATAGTCCAAATGATTGGACAGGCGCAGGATCCGGCGAAGCTTACGTTACATCTCAGAAGATCGTTGCCGCTCTTCCACTGCGAGCTGGCCCCGGCAATGCTCCCGCTGGTTTGTTCTGGTCTCTTGATAGCTTGATCCGCTGTACGTTCACGGGTGGAGATACTGTCTTCCAGTTCGACACGCTGACATCGCAGAGCTCGATCCTGTCTTCGCAGTCACCCATTGAATATGATGGCATCTTCTACTGGTGCGGCGTTGACCGCTTCCTGATGTTCAATGGTGTTGTGCGCGAGGTTCCCAACCAGCTCAACCAGAACTGGTTCTTTGACAATTTGAACTATGCGCAGCGCCAAAAGGTTTTTGCCTACAAAGTGCCGCGCTTTGGTGAAATCTGGTGGTGCTACCCTCGTGGCAATGCGACAGAATGCACACATGCTGTGATCTACAACATCCGCGAGAATACTTGGTATGACACAGAGCTGCCAAATGGCGGCCTTTCATGCGGCAAGTTCGTGACCGTGTATCAGTACCCGATCACAACGGGCATTGAACAAACCGATGCTGGCTTCTACAAGCTGTGGCAGATGGAATACGGCGTTGACGAGATTGACGGCACGGCCATCAATTCCATTCCGTCTTACTTCCAGACCGCCGACATTGCGGCCGTTGCCGATCAGCAGCAGCCCAAGAACCGCGCCCTGCGCGTTACATACATTGAGCCTGACTTCGTGCAGAGCGGAGACATGACGGCGCAGGTCACAGGCCGAGCCAATGCTCGATCGCCAGAAGTCACCAGCGACGAGCACGCCTTCCCAGATCTGGAGCACGTCTTCACGCCGGAGCAGCAGGTTCTGTTCTTCAAGGAAACGCGGCGCGAGATGCGCTTTATCTTCAAGTCAAACACTGTGGGCGGCGACTACCAGATGGGTCAGTGCATTGCTCACATTGAGACCAGCGACGGGACGGTCCTTGGATGATTGACCCTCGGAACATGACTGTTACTGACTGGACCGATTCTATGGTCTATAGTCTTGAGAAATATGGCACGATGGGCCGTTTGGATGATCCAGACAAATGGCAAAATTGGGCCCTTGGTGTCGTTGCTTTCTTTACTGTAGGAGA